GCCGCCGAGATGGAGAAGCAGCGGGCGATGTACCGCCGCGCCTACTACTGAGGGAGGTGATCGACATGACGCACAGGTAAGCGCGGATGGTCCGCGCCCGAAAGGGTGCCATGTCGAGAACGACCAAAGACAAACCGTGGTGGGTTATCGCCACCAAGTGGGAGCAGGTCCACTACTGCCGAGACTTCGGATACCTCAAAACCTGGCTGATTCGCCAGGACCGGCCCTGCAATCTGCCGGCTGAGCCCGATCTCAAAACCTATCGAGCCTGGGACAACCAGCACTGGCGCCGCAAGAGCGATCAGTGCATGTGGGAGCCCGATTACCCAACTGGTCACCGTTTCTGCTGCCCTACCCCGCCACCCCGTTGGTACATCGAGCGCGTCTGGCACAACCCCGAGCGCACACGCGAGCGTGCATACGCCCGCCGCGCGCTGAAGGACTACCGCGCCAACGGAGACGTCGAGGAGGTGCTCCTCGGTCACCAAGCACGTAGCTGCGCCAAGTGGTACTACTGGTGAGTGGCGTACCGGAAACCAAACTGGGGACACATGACCGTAGCCCGCCCCGTCGTCAACGGCGAGGGCGGGCTTTGGTATTGGGGCTGCTCGTGCGGGCGGGTGTCTACGCCGATGTCGGAGGCTCAGTCTCTGGCGGAGGCGGAGCATCACGAGCGGCGTCGTCGGGGACCAGTAGCCGGGTCGGATCAAACGCCCGCTCCCCGGCGCCGTACGTCCCGTTGATCCGCTTGGAGCGCCCGTAGCCGTAGCCGCGGTTGCCGTGCACAGGCGGGCGCTCGCGGGTGAAGTCGATGTCGGCGGGGTTCTTCAGGCGCATCGTGACCGTGTTGATGAGGTCCTGCGAGATCTGCCCGGTCGCCCACAGGTCCCTGCCCGTGACGGCAAACGAGATCTCGACGACGCCGAACGCCTCGCCGGTCACGCCCTGGCACGAGATGCGGGTGTCGCCCTCGCACGCCCACGCGAGCACCTTGCGAGCGCGCCGGCTGAAGTCGTCGAGCTGCTCCGCGGGGGGCTTGAGCGTCCAGGAATAGGTCCTGGTCGTGGTCACTTCGACTCCGGAGGCACGAGGGGCGCGGACTCCAGGGCCTTGTCGGTGAGCCGGGCGGCCTGCCGGCGGTACTCTGCCAGCTCTTCGAGCATCTTGGTGTTGTTGCCGTTGGTGTTGGACTTGATCTCGCGCAGTTCGGCGTACCCGAGAGCCACCAGGATGAAGAGAATCGCGTCCGAGACGGTCCGCACATCCTTGCCCACAAAGGCCAAAGTGCCGATCACGACCACCACGAGGCTGAGCACCAGCGCCATGGGCCACGATAGGTTCTTCATGTCTTCGATCTTGGCAGAAAGTGCAGACATTTCACGTCCTAGTGCGAAATTTGCCGAACTTCGCGTCGTCGCCCAGACGCGCCGTTTTAGGACGTAACGGTCCCATTGCCTTCGAACGTCACCGTCCACGGGAAGGCCGGGAACGATCCGCCCTCTCCAGGCTCGATGGCCTCCACGGTTGTCCTGATTTCCTCCAGGATCGCGAGCTGGAGCACCAACTGCTGCTTGATCGCTTCCAGCCGCGGAACCACGTCGTCTGTCAAGATCCGCTGCATGCTGCCTGTGCGACGCCATACGTCGTTCGCCTGCTCCTGTGTTGCGAAGCCGTATCCGGCCACTTCTCCTCCTTCGTAATCGAGCACCGCTTGCGGTACGTCGTCTCCTGCGTAGTAGCGCCAGTGCCAGGGCTCGGACTGCACCTCAGCCGAGAAGCCGTAACGCCATGCGTTGCGCACCAGCCAGTCGACCGAGCCCTGATCGATGGATTCGGTGCCCGAGTCGCCGTCCTTCTCCTCGCCGATGTCGACGGCCAACGCCCAGCCATGGTTTGACGTGCCAGGGATGGCCGCGACAGCGCCCGTGTGGTGCACCCAGTAGGAGCCGTCCCACCAGATCGCCGTCTCGTAGCCCACGCGCCGGTAGCGCTGCTTGAAGATGGTTTCCTGCACGCTGTACGGGCGGTACGAGTCGTAGTAGGACACGGCCTTGAAGATGTGCCCGGCGGACTTCGCCGCGGCGCACATGGCCCTCCAGGCCCGGTAAGCGGGCCGGCACAGGCGCACGATGGGGCCGCCGGCCTGCCCGGCGGTGTCGACCAGGCGGTCAGCGGCGAGCTTGCCATTGGACTGCCCCGACAGCGAGATCGGCATAGTCACGTCATGGACGGGTAGCGCCATGATTCACAGGCTACGCCCGATTTGTGAGTTAACGCGGCACGCTGAGCGCATCTCCGCGGTTGGGCATGCCCGACGTGTTGGCCGTGTGGAGGTGGTACTCCCAGGTCCGCTCGGGCAGGTGGACCATCTTGAGCCCGCGCTCGACCGCGAGCCGGCAGTAGCCGACGGTGAACAGCCAGTCTTCGTTGCCCGTCTTCGCGCCCGGCTCGGGCGCCGTGAAGCCGACCTCCTTGGCCACGGCCGTCTCGCACATGACGACGGTGGTCGTATGGTGAGGGTTGTGGGGGTCGAAGGGCTTGCCGAAGTGCCCGAGCGGATCGCGGCCGAATCCGACGGGTTCGAACCAGGAGTAGACGTACGAGGCGCCAGCGTCTTCGATGACCTGGAGGAGGCGCTGAAGGTGCTGGGGCTTCATTTTGTCGTCACTGTCGAAGAACGTGACGTACTCGGTGGTCACCTGGTCGAGCCCGCGTTGCCTGGTCCGCGCCGCCCCCTGACCTTCGCAGTCCACGACCACAACAAGCGCGTCCGGCAGGCACGTCTGCGCCCAAACCGAGTCGGTGGCACGGCGCAGTAGGCCGTTGCGTATGCGCATGGGGTGGACGGGGATGACAACTGTGACCGAGGGCTTCACCACTTCGCGTCGATCCACTCGGAAACCATGGTGAGCGCGGTCATTCCGCTCACGGCGTGCTTGCGCGTCAGGACGGATTCGGGCACAGGATCGTTGGCATACTCGTAGATGTGACGATCATGGGACCAGTTGAGGTCGTACGCGACCATCACGCCTGTCGGCTCAACATCAACCAGGACGAACGTGGTGCGTGGGTGGCGCGCGGTGAGGTATGGGTGCAGACGCCAGACGTCTCCCGCCCACACGTTCAGGTTGGGAGTGCGGCTAGCCTCCACCTCGTTCCGGGGAAGTACGTCATCAAATACAGCCACCGAGTCGCGGTCGGTCGAATTGAGAACCAGATCGAAGTCGTCGACGGCGTCTTCGAACAGGTGCGATCCGTCGATGAACGCGAGGCCCGCTGGCTCGTTCTCGGTCCACAGTTCCCGGTCGTAGAACTCAGACGAGTGCATCTCATAGAGACGCATGTTGCTGGGGGCCTCGGTTACCTGAGGGTTTGGGTCGATTCCGATGGCGACGCGCGAGAACTTCGCGAGCCGAAGGGACTGACCATATTGGACGCCGATTTCGAGGTAGATCTCGGGTCGGATGAGGTTGTGCATCAGCCGTAGAAACTCGTGCTTGTCCATCACCACGGCAGGAACCCCCACTTCTCCTCGAAGCGCGACCGGTCCTCGGTGGCTTGCTCCAGCAGCCATTCTGACTGGATCATGGACTCGTTCTCAGCCAGGTTGGGGACCGGCCAGCCTTGCACCCGAGACAGGCCGCCCGCCTTGGCCGCCTGGCACGCGATGTCGTTGTCGCCGTACCACCAGACGAACTGCGGATCGGCCGTGATGCCCGAGGAGCCGCGCAGCACGAAGGCCCAGCCGCGCATGGTGTCGGTGTGCATGATGGGCGTGGACTGGCGGAACGAGCCGCCGGGGTGGTGGCAGCCAGAGGAACCGGCGTGGGCGCCCTGCATCTCCATGTCGCGCACCACCGCATCCATCCAGCCGTCGGGCACGATGGCGTCATCGTTCAGGACCGCGGTGAACCACTCCTTGTGACCGCGCCCGCGGGCGACCGCGCCCGCAGCGCGAATGCCCTGATTCCACGCCTTCGACAGGTTGAAGTGATTCCAGTCGAAGAGGTAGGGCATGACGATGGCGCCGGCTTCGCGCATCTGAAGGACGCCATCGCTGTTCATGCCATTGTGGACAATGAATACCTCATCGGTCTGGGTGGCGATGGCGGTGTAGCAGGCTACGAGACTCTGGCGGGTGCCCTTCGTGGTGATGACCGCCAGTCTCATAGGGCATCGATCGCTGCGTAGATCAGTTCGTCGGCGTAGTCCATCTCCGCGGACTCCAGTGTGTCGATGTAGTCGTCCTCATCGAACGTAATGTTGATCATCCCGGCGAGCCCGAGCGCGATGTAGAGGTCATACTTCCAGCCCGAGTTGCCGAACGGGCGCTTCCCGCTGAAGTCCGAATCTTCGCGGTAGAGCGTGGCGAGCAGGGCCTTGAGGTAGCCGCGGATATCGGCGGCGCCGGAGTCGGTGTCGTTCCTCAGCAGGACGGCTAGCACGTCTTCGGGATCAGGTTGCAGTCTCATCCGCGCTCCAGCTTCAGCGCCTCGGTCCACGCCTCCCACCAACGCCACGCGTTGGCTTCGATCGTCTGTGTCTTCATGTACTCACGCCCCTGTGCTCCCATCTCCATGCGCAGGTTGGGCTCGTTGACCAGGCGCTTCAGGGCCTGGTACCACTCCTGCGGATTGGACGCCAATATACCCGTGCCGGACTCCTCGTGGAAGCGCCGGTAGGCGTACGACGGGGAGCCCACCCAAGGCATGCCGACGGCGGCCATCTGGATCGGCTTGAGCCTGGACTTGGCTTCGTTGAAGCGCGAAGGGAACAGGGGCGCCATCCCGATGCCGAACCGGGACATTGCGGTCGTGAACTTGGTGACGTGGACGTATCCGGTGTAGCTGGGCTCGAAGGGGAGCTTCAACTGCTCCCCGAGGTTGCCCTCCGCGCCGACCACAAAGAAGGTGTTGCCCTCGTTGATCATCTTCCGGAGGGCGTCACCCACCACCTGCCAGTCGTCGGCGCGGGTCTTGGTGTCGCCGGCCCAGCCGATGGTGTCGCTGTCGTCGTGCGGGATGTCAAGATCGCTTCCGCAGACATAGTTGTCGAGGATGGCGCCGCGGCCGTGCCGGGCGTACTGGGCCTGGAGCGCCGGGGTGGTCGAGGTGACCATCGTGGCCGCGTCCGCGGCGGCCTGGACGTGCTCGTGGTGGTGCAGCGGGGGCGGGTCGCCGAACCGGACCTTCGGGTTGTAGAGCTTGTACGCCACGTGGCTCTTGTGGATGCGCCCGAGGTCGTCGTCCATGTCCATGACCACCGCGATGCCCATGCTCCGCAGCGCCTTGATCGCCTCGACGAACAGCCGGTTGGACACCCGCTGGACGACAACCACGTCCACGCCCGGCGGCATGGAGATCCCGTCGACATGAACGCCGTCGCGCGAATGGATCTCCAGGATTCCGCGCTGCCCGAAATAGCAGATCCCGATGTCGTGACCCTGCGCCGCGAGGTACTGGGCTGGCCAGGCCAGCCGGTACATCCCGCAGCCAGAATTGTCCGACGGGATGACCAGAACTCTCACAGATCAGCCAACTCCCGAATGAGGTACGCCTTGATGTTGCCGCTTGTGACGCTGACCGGGCCGCCCGTTCCGGTCCACTGGCAACGGAATTGAATGGTGGTGTCGGCGACGCTGGCGATCACCATGCCAGACACCGCGGAGTCGTTTCCGTTGCCCGAGCTGGCCAATGTGTCGATCTTCCGCGACTGCCATTCGGTTCCCGCGTTGGCGAGGATGGCGATGCGGAACGAGGTGGTGGTGCTGGCCAGTGTGCGGAACGAACCGCCGATGAACACGTAGTAGAGCCCCGGATCGCGCAGGATGATTCGATCCGTCTGGGCTGGGTCCCAGAAGTTGCCGGTATCCCAGACCAGGGTGAAGTTCTGGAGCACCTGATTGAGGCCCGTGGTGAAGCCGGTCCGCGAGCCGCTCTGAATGTGCACACTGGGCCGGGTGTTGGCCAGTGTGGCGATGGTGTCCAGGTCGATCAGGAGCGCGTTGACGTCGGTCGCTAGGTTGGCGTAGTCGACCGAGTCAACGACTTCACTCTGGTACGGGTACCGGATGCCCAGCGAGGTCGTGCCGCCCATCAGTCCTCCAGTTCGCTAGTCTTCCACGCCCACATCTTCGACCCGGCAAGGACGTTGACCGTGCTGGCCACGTTGGCGTGGTTGATGGTGGCCGTGATGCCCGAGTAGTCCTGCGCGCTCGGGTACGCGGGCGTGGTGTTGACGACGTCGCATCGCACCATTGCCTCGATGAGCTGGTACTCGCCCGAGGTGTTGGACTGGTAGCAACGGTCCTGATAGGACTCAATCGTGTAGAGGGTGTACGGGATCTGCTGCACGTACGGGTACCGCAGGGTGATGGTGCACGCGGAGTTGGCCGTGACACCGCCCGACGGGACGCTGTTGACGAAGAGGCCGATCCGGTAATAGCCCGTCTCCGGGAAGAACGGGAACTGGGGCGTCAGCGACCACGCTCCGCTCGGGTACTCGAAGAGGATCTGATCGAAGAGGATGTCGGTGGTGGTGCCGTTGCTGATGCCGGTCTGGTTGGCGCTCAAATTCACCATGATGGCGGGGACGTTGAATGCCTGACGGGCCAAAGCGAACTGCGCCACCAGCTTGGCGTCGATGGCCTCCGCGAGCACTTGAAGCTGGAGCGCCGCGTTGGCCGGGTCGTTCTCCGTCGGGTACGGAAGGTGCTGGCTGGTCGTCTGCTCCATTAGACGACGTCTCCGATCTTGAGAATCCAGAAGATGGCGCTCGAAACCACAGGCGCCACCGCCTGGCCGCTGTAGAACACGGCCGCGGACTGGACGTCCAGTCCGGCCGCGGTGTTCTGGTCCATCTCGGTGTGGCCGCCGCGGGCAGCCGACGAACGGTCAGCCTGTGTGTAGTACGCCTCCTGGAAGCGGTCGGGCAGCAGGACCTGGTTCTGGTACTGGGCACCAGCCGAGGCTGGGGTCGCCTCCCAGACACCGTGCAGACCGAAGACACAGATCGACTGATCCGGCGCCGTGAGGGTGCCGAAGATGTACTGCGAAGCCAGGTTCGCCGTGTCGAAGTCCACCGTGGAGAACGAGATGCTTCCGTTGAGCTGCACCGTCTGCGAGGTGGTTGTCGAGATGCGCGCGAGCGGGCGCACGATCGCGTTGGCCAGCGTCACGTCAAACTCGTCGAGGATCTCGTCCACGCGCTCGGCGATCCCCTGGATGTAGAGGTAGCCATCGCAAAGGATGTCCGTGCCCTCGGGGTACGGAATCTCCCATGGGTTGGTCACATCAGCCATGCGTCACCCCGAGACATATTCGATCCACATGATCGTAGGACGGTTGGCTGACGCCTCGCGGCGCAGGTTGCCGGCGCCCGCAACGCGCTGGAGTGTGCCCACGAACGTCTTGCTGCCGTCGGCGACCGCGGTGTAGCGCCCCAGGAACGTCCAGGGCGTGCCAACGCCGCCCACGTTGACGGTCAGCTCACCGTCGGTCTGGTTGAGCACCGTCCCGGCGAGTGCATCTTCGCGGATGCGGATGGAGGCACCGTTCGCGGCGGAGTCCGAGCCCACGTGGGTGGTGATCCACACATGGTAGAGCCGCCCCGTCTTCAGAGCGCCGGTCACGGTGGCGATGACTGTCTCGGTGGTGGTGATGGAGGCCGAGTCGGTCAGCTCAGCCGCCTCCGCGATGTACGTGGGTGCCGCGGCATCGGTCACCGTGCCCATGGCCACCCACGACTTCTTGTAGCGCAGGAGAAGCACTGGGGCGCCGTCGGCGTAGGCGTTGGGGTTGATGAACCCGCAGTTGACCACCACGCCGTTGACGGTGACGGTGACGGAGCCGTCGCTTGCGAGCGCGACCTGCCCCATTCGCACGCCCGTGTCGGGCGGCTGATTCGACTTGAGATCTCCGGCTGCGCTCATACCTCCTCCACCTGAACGTCGACGGGCTGTAGGGCTCGCGTCTGCATCGTCATCTCCTCCGCGCCGAGCAGGGGAAGGGTGAACTGGTGGACCACTTGGACATCAGGTCCCAGCCCTCGCGCGACGATCGAGAAGCAGTCTCCCAGTTCGATCGAGGGATCAATGGGAAGCGTGAGGCTCCAGGACCGGGACAGCGACTTCGCCTGCCGGAGCGCGGCGCGGGCGAGGATCTGTGCCTGGCCGCTAGTGATGACGGTCTGGAGGTTGATCAGCTTCCCCTTGCGGCCGAATCCACCGTCCACATAGGTCTTGCTGGCGGGGTCGTTGTCGGCGAGGACGGCCCAGACCGGGTCGCCGCCGTCGGCGCGCTCACCGACGACGGTGACGATGTTGTAGACGTTTTCGCGGCTGAGCGACGGAACCGCCGTGGTGAGGTAGCCGCCTTCGCCCTGGGTCATGGTGAGTAGCGGCGTCTGGTTTATCGTCCACGGGACGTACCGCATCACGTAGTCGCCGTTGGCGAGGGCGTACCAGAAGGCGTTGCCCGCGGCGGCTAGGTCGTCACAGGCGGACCCCCGGTCCCACTCCCAGGTGAGCACGGGCGTGATTTCGGTGATGAAGTCGAAGGTGCCGAACTCTGCGTCGAGCACGCCCTGCGATACGAGCCGGCGGAACTCCGACGTGACCGTGGCGCCAGCGATCGCGTTCTCGGGCACGGAGAATTGCGAGTCGTTGACGTCCGCGCCCCGGTCGAGGCAGTCGATCATGAGGTCGCCCTCATCGTTGAGCTGGACGTCGTTGATCCGGCCGCGGAAGGTGGGGAATTCGTAGGGCACGCCCGCGCCCGCACGCACGAGATGGAAGACGCGCAGCTCGTTGCCCCACGGCGCGAGCAGGTCGTCCTCATCGTCGGGAAAGAGGGTGCCATCGGTGGAGAGGGAGAGCTGCCTGGCCACCTGGGACATCAGGGTGGCTTGGACGGCGCCGCCGTACTTGGGCAGCCCTTCGTCGCCGTACGTGTCGATCCGCACGCCCTGGCGCCACACCTCGATGCGGGTCGAGACGTTGGCGCCGTAGGCGATGAGGTCGCGGTACGCGAGGTCTAGTCCTCCAGAGAGCATTAGCTGCCCTCCATGAGGCCCTCGTAGGTGCGACCGCCCGTGGGGATGTCGCCGTAAGTGGCGAAGTCGACCGGGATGTCGCTGTAGAGCCGGAATCCGGTGTCGAGGGGCGGGTCGGCGGCGTAGCCGAGCAGGATCATCGACCAGGTGATGCCGGCGTTCTCCGCGTCGAGGAACGTCTCGTAGGTGTCACAGATGTCGGCCCAACGGTTGCCGAGGATGCCGTCGGCGAGCCCCACGGGGACGTCAATCTCGGTGTGCGGCAACGTGTTGGCACGCCACTCTTGGCGGTGGTCGGGCGACAGCCGCGCCACCGTGTAGTCGCCGACCATCATGTAGCGGTCGGGGATGCCGTAGAGCGCGGGCGCTTGGAAGAACAGCGGGTCGCCGGGCGCGTTCATCTCGATGATGTAGTCGCGAGCGGTGAAGGTGCGCGAGATGAGGCGCAGCGAGGACGAGATGCCGCCACGCACGCGGTACGAGGGGATCGGGTTCTTCCGCTGATCGACCGGGAACAGCGCCGAACGGTTGGGGCGCACCTCGGCGTCCATGGCGGAGAAGAAGATGTTGTCGCCCTCCGCGCACGCGGGCGTGCCGAGGTCATCCCTCAGAAGCAGTTCCCGGTCCTGCCAGGGGTGAAAGGGCGACTTCAGCCAGGGTCGCGTCTCGGTCCACGTGACCGAGCTGGAGGTGACGCCCGTAATCCCGTCGTAGCCCTCGGTGCGGTACGTGAGGGCCGTGTTCATCGGCGCCTCGGTGTCGTACACGTACATCAGGCCGCCGGACAGCTCCATGTAGCCGTCCACGTTGACCGCGATGTTGTTGCGCACCAACGTCTCAGTGCCGTCAGGCTCAACCCGGAATACGCGCCCGTGGGTGATCGATGGTGTGTCCACCCAGGACGCGATGATCAGGATGCGCCCGTAGGTGTCTTGGGCGGTGACAGAGATATCGGGCATCAGCCACCCACTCCGACGAAGCGCGGACCGAACTTGTAGGACCGACCGAACTGCTTGAACGCCGCGTTGGCAACCTTCTCGACGCGGGCGGTCACCTGCTCATCGCCGACGTAGACGTTGACGGTCATGTCCTGGTTCAGCATGGACGTCAGGCCGGACTGGCTGGCGATCTCCCGGACCCGCTGCGGGTTGGTCATGGGCAGCACCAACTCGCGCTTGTTGCCCTCCGCGAACCAGGCGAGGTGTTCGCGGTTGAAATCGCCGCCGTCAGCGTGACCGGGCGCGGACCCGAGGGTCTGCTGGCCGCGGTTCAGGTTGAGCTGTGCCGGGGTCAACGCCACGATGTGGTTCGTGTTGCTCGACACGAGTCCGAGCAGGCGCAGGACTTCGCGCAACGCTTGGGCCATCGCCTCGAAGGCGCCCACAATGGACAGTGCGCCGACCAGGATCGCGAGCAGGCCAGTCAAGAAGATCTTCGCGAGGTCGATCATTCCCTGGAGGGCGACCTTTCCGTCGGGCGACTTGAAGAACGCCGTCAGGGAGTCGATGGCATCGATGAGCTGGTCGAAGAAGTCCTGCGCCTCCTTCTGCTCCTGGGGGCCACCGATCAGGGACTTGATGAACTCCCAGCCTGAATCGATGAGGCGCCCCAGGTTGTCGAAGGCGAGGAGCATCTTGTCCATGAAGCCTTCGAAGTCGCCATTCTTGACTGTCTTGTCGACCCAGGCGCCGAACTTCAACAGCATGTTGCCGAAGCCCTTGGCGAGCTTGTCGAGGGTCGGGAAGGTGGCGAGCGAAAGGGTTGCCAGCGCCTTGATCAGCGCCAGAACCGGCGGCCCGAGCGTGCGGAACAGGCTGGCCGCGAATTCGAAGGTCTGGGCGAAGAACATGGTCACAACGGGGTCGCGGGCAAGCATGAGTAGCTGCTTGGTGAATTCGCCCGCGGAGGCGGCCACCTGCATGAAGCCGCCCGCGATTGTGTTGCTGAAGAACGGCTTCAGCTCCTTGAACACGCCAACGAGGGGCTTGAAGAATGCCTCCTGCGCGAAGCGCCGGATATCCCTGAAAACCTTCACCAACGGCTGGAGGTCGCGGACCACGGCTCGCGCGGAAGGGGTGAGATTCTTGAGGGCTTCGTTGAGCTTCTTCGCATCCCCGGACGCGAGCGCACCGATAGCTTCGCCAAACCCCTGAAAGGCAACAACTAGCGGGATGATCGCGGCCAGGATCGCCGACAGGGCGCCCGGCACGAGGTAGATGACGTTGAGCAGGCCCGACAGCGCGGACGCCAGGGCGATGATCGCGCCGATGATCGCCGGGATGCCGGTCAGGATCAGACCACCCAGGATGGCGGCGAACGGGCCACCCGAGCCCACGTTTCCGACCGAGGAGCCAATCGAGCTGACGAAGTTGCCGAGCGTCTTGAAGATCGCCTGGAAGCCGTCGATGGCGCCGGACGCGAAGGAGCCGGCGAACGACTTGCCGACCTTCCCGCCGACCTGGATGGCTTCCGCGACTAGGACGCCCTGAAGCTGGGGCAGCAGGCGCCCGCCGCGACCCACCCGGAACAGGTCGCGCCCGATCGCCCGGTACAGCGTCCCAGCCACCTTCGGGGCGGCCCGTCGCGTCTCGCGCTGGATGCCGTCGGAGAGGCCCTTGCCGATCCGCTCGCCCGCGTTGCCCGACTCGCGTTCGGCCAGGGTGGCGATGGCCTGGGTTTCGCGGAGAAGCTCGCGTCCGAATGCCTTGGTGTCGGCGTGCACCTCGATGTACGCCCGACCCAGGACATTAGCCGCCATGTCCACATGGTAGGGCGTTTGGCGGCAAAACGATCAGTACGGAGCGTTCATGGCAGACAGGAATGCGGCCTCATCCATCACCATCTGCTCTTCCAGCGACGGGCCGTATCCTTCGGGCGCCTCGTTGAGCTTGTCGAGCAGTTGGGCGAACTCTTTGCCGCCCCCGGAGCGCTCCGCGATGATCGCCAGGACAGCGCTCAGCCATGACCCGAGGGTGACGCTCCGCGGGTCCACGCCCGAGAGCACGAGCACGCCCCCGATGCGCGCCCACGCGGCCTTGGTGAGGATGGATAGGCGCAGGGCGAACCACCAGCGGTAGCCGCTGTGCGCTTCGAGGATCTCCATGGCGGTGTCGAAGACTTCGTCACCGTCCAGCTCGCCGCTGAAGATCAACTCGGTGATCACATCATCAAGATCAATGTCGTCGACAAGCCCTGGAAAGATCGAATCAGGGTTGAACGGGTCGGCCCACAGGACCGCCAACCAGTCCGCGGCCGTGAGGGCGGGGACGTGCCATGTCTGCTCAGCGAAGTCGACTTCGAGCGCTGCCGGCCCGAGGTAGCTGTCCGGATCGGCCTCGACCTCGGGGAGCGGGACATGGGTTGGCTCGGCCTCAGCGGGCGCGGCGGACGCGGCCCGCGGGCGCGGTGGCATCCTTCGTTCCCAGGCCCGTCACGATGTCTTCGATGGTCAACTTGTCTTCGATGATGGCGCCTTCGACCGCGGCGATATCCCCCGCGTCGACCAGGAGGTTTTCCACGATGCGGAAGAAGGTGTCGACCAGGCGGCTGAAGTACTTCTCGGGCTCGCGCTGCGCCGCGACCGCGAGGCGCCCCAGGAGCGCGATCTGAGCGTCGGTCGGTCGGCGCATCTTGAGCTTGAGCTTGCCGATGGTTCGATCAACGACCTCGACCTCTTCGGTCGTGGCTGCCCCCACGACCTCGCCTTCGATGGCCTCGGAAACTTTAGGGGTACGTCCACGTGCTGCCATGCGGCGATCTTAACGCCACAGGCGCTCGGTGTAGGCCGCCACGACCACCCGGAAGCCGAGGCGCCGGCCTTCGATCTTGAGCGGTTCGGTCAGGTAGAACTTGCCGTGCATGCCAGGGTGCTGGACGGGGGCCTTGATGCAGACGAACCGGCCCTTCTCCTTCCAGTAGAACTTCATGCCCTCCACCCGCCGCGGTGCGATGACGTGGGGCCGGGCGCCGATGTGCACGACCATCGCGGTGGGCAGGTTGGAGCCGACCGAGCCGACGATCTTCCAGCGCCCGGTCGCGGACACGCTACTGCGGATCGACCTCCGGTGAGCCCCCGTCGGCGCCGGCTTGATCGTGTTCCCCGTGTACCGGCTCAAGGCGATCTTCGCCTCCATCGAGACTGCCCTCACCAGCAGGCTCACCCGCTTGCGGGCCAACTTCTGGGCGTACGAGTCCGCCTTGGGTTGGAAGATTTCCACCCTCGCCATACATCGCCTCCAGCACAGTCACGTACTGCCCAAACCGCTCCAGGAATTTCGGCGGAACGACTGCCACGTCGCCGGCATCCCAGAGATCAAACGCGACGTTCATGCGAACCAGGTACATCAGCACTCCTCGCAGCTATTCAGCACCTCGACACTGACCTGCCAGGTTGAGCCTACGCAGCCACCGTCCGGCCCGGCGGGCGACCAGTTGCCCACCGCCACCGTCTGGGGGTCGTGCAGCGAGATGAAGCAGTCCAGCGCGCACCGCATCGCCTTCGCATCGGTCATCTGGCGAATGACCGCCTCGGTGTACTCGGTGCAGGTGGGCTGGCGGTCGGTGCGGATGCAGCGGAAGATCCCCATTTCGAGCTGGAGCCCCCAGGCGGGGACTCCGCAGGGCGAAATCGGGGCATCGGTCGAAGGCGACGGGAACGGGGAGTTGCCCTCGCCCGTCATGTAGTAGCCGGCGATCTTCACATATGCCTGCCCGCGGCAGCAGTCGTCCTGGCTGAAGCCGGGAATGCCCACGTCCTGGATGACGGTGTCGCCAGGGCGCAGGCAGCACGTCTCGGGCGGGTTGTCGTACGCCTGGAGCGCGGTGCAGAGGCAGTCGAGCAACATGACCGCCTCCGGAAGCAGAAGCGTGTCGATGCCGCTCGTGGTGACGCTCATCGTCGCCGTGATGGTCGCGACCGCCGAGCGGACCGCGGCCAGCGACTCGTCCAACGACATGCCCGC